TGCCGGAATCAACCCCGAAAATGGTAAGTTTTTTGTGGGAACTAAGTCTATTTTTAACAAAGTTCCTAAAATAAATTACACCGAAGAAGATGTAATAAGAAATCATGGTCATGCGCCGGGCCTTGTTGATAAATTAACGAAAGCATTAAAATATTTGCCTCAACTTGGAATTACCAATATTTTGCAAGGTGATTTTATGTTTGACGATGAGATGCTTGATGTGACTGAGATTGATGGAGAGCCACATTATCGTTTTAAACCAAACACGCTTATTTATGCTGTCCCCGTCAATTCTGAACTTGGTCAAAAAATCGGACAATCGAAATTCGGTATTGTATTTCATACAACATATGATAGTTTAGATGGGGGCGCTAGTTTTGGTGCGGATGTAAGCAACCTTAACAGAGCACCAGGGATCTGGTTTGATGATGCATTTTTTACAGATGATACGGGTACCGTAACTCTTACTGAAAACGAAGAACGAAGAATTATTAGTTTAGTCAAAAAAGCCGATGCTGTTAATGGAAAAATAGACTACAACGATCTGCCGATGGCGATGTTAAACATTTACATTAACAGCGAAATTAAGGCCGGCCAATTTATAGAAAACCCTGAGAGTTCTTTTGAGGGATTTCTCGACTGGTATAAAAATCGTAGTGATAAGGCAGTCGACAAGTTAAAAACACAGAAAGGACGTCTCAGGCGCCTTGACCAACAACATAAGAGTTTGTTAGAGTTTGTGAGCAAAAAAGAAGACATTCTTAATCTTTTTCGAGTATCTCGACTCTTGTTTGAGGCTAAAAACATTTTTATTGAGAAATACAACAATGCGGTGTACAATACAAAACATTTTGTAGATGATGGTTCGGGAGATTTGGTAGCTTCGAATCCAGAAGGCTACGTAGCGGTAGATCACACAGGAAATGGAGTTAAGTTTGTCGACCGATTAGAATTTAGTCGCGCAAATTTTGCGGTGGATAAATCTGCTAAATTTGTCCAAGAAAATCTCTCTAATTTTACTATCCAAGTTTCCAAAGAGAGGCAGGTGACAAAAACCATAGCAGAGTGGCTTGAAGAGGTCAAAAACGCCAACCACACGTACCAGAAGCCTTCTCAGCTTGTTTATAAAGATATTCTGGCTGGTACTCCCATTGTAGAAATTGTAAGTCAGGAAAACGCTGAGAAAGCGATTTATAATACTATTATTACTTATGCTAATAATTTACAAGAAGATGTTGAAAATGAAGACGAAGATCCTGTTGTTGATTTAGAATTCGAAGATGAGCCGGCACAAGGCGAAACAGTCGCAATTGTTCCTGGCGCATTTAAGCCTCCGCATATAGGACATGTAGATATGGTTGAAAAATATGCTCAAAACGCCGATCGCGTTGTTGTTTTGATATCAGCGCCCACAAAAAATGCTAGAAAACTACCAAATGGAAAAGAGATCACCGCAAATCATTCGCGTCAAATCTGGAATCTGTTTGTAGGAAATAATCCTAAAATAGAGGTTTATGAATCATCTCACGCCTCTCCGATAAGCGCAGCTTATGAAATCAGCGGAAAGGCTGGTCTTCGTGAAAAAGTTGCAGAAAAAATGGGCATGGACCCTATCAGCGCTGGAGATACAATTATTTTGGGGGCTAGCAATAAAGGTGGAGATGCAAAACGCTGGACTGGTGCTGAAAGATACGTAGGTGAGGATTTAGAGCTTATTTCCCCAATGGAAAGTGCCGTAGAGCCGCTGACGCGTCCCACCGGAGAGCCATTTAGCGCTACTGACATGAGGAATCTTTTGGGAGACATTATGGCCAATAAAGAAGCCTTGCAAGATTTTGCTGGAGATAATGTTGATGGTGTATTAAAAGTTCTAGGAATAGAGACGCTAGAAGAAATATCAACGATGTCTGGTGGCAATGTTGAAGGAGGCGCTGTGGGAGCAAAAGGTGGCCCATGGGTTAAGTCTAAAGAGATAAAAAAAGACAATGAAGAAGAAAAGGAAAAAAGCAAGCTCGTCACACGAGGTTCTTTAGCTATGATGGAAGAAAATATTGATTTAGGTCTGGTTGATGAAGTTATGAGACTAATTATGGAAAGAGGCATTTTACAATGAATAAAGATGAACAAATCTTAAGAGAAAATATACGCCAATTAATTCGGCATGTCAAGCAAAAAAGAATAAACGAAGAACAAGAAATTCGCAACTCGTTGAAAAAACTCATGAGATTAGAACTCCAAAAAATGCTCTCAGAAGCGGATGTGCCCGATGTTGATCCTACGCCGAATAAATCTACAGGGATTAACGTTCTGGAACAACTTTTAAAGAAGATTGTACCCGTCCTCCAGGTTGATTATAAATCTTTAACTACCTCAGAAGAGCAGCGACAGTCTTTTAGGGCTCATATCATAAACGCAGTGATTAATACCTTAACGCCAGCTAAAATTAACAACGCGGCCGGTGAGGAAGAAGCCGGAATGGATTCGCTCGACGAAGAGATTGACATTGAAATCGGAGACGATGACAAGTTTATTGATATTCGAACAGATCAAGAAAAAAAGGCCGAAGAAGAAGAAGCTGCTCCTGATGAGCGCGAAGAATTCGGTTCGGGTGTTGATGGCGATGAGACTGGGAGAAACATGGCTTATGAAAGCTTTAAAAAGATCGAGTCCAGCGTCATTGACTCTTACGAATTACTTTCTAATCCTGAAGATCAAGAAATCTTTTATGATTATTTGATTGCCAATCTCAAGCTTTATTTTGATAAGTTTGAAAGTGAATTGGCTGGACAAGTTGAAGAGCCAACAAACCAAGCTTATGATACTGCCAAGCAAGAAGAGCCGAGGGCTGCTGAAGCAGGCGAAGAGGAACTAGAGCTTGATCTGGGGCTTTGAAAACGGGCGTGAAAACACTTTTTTATAAAAAACACTTGACAAGGTTCTGAAAACCTATTACATTATATGTGTTGGTTATGTGATGGCAAACAAACAAAAGCTTTCAACTACTATCAATAAAAGCATTATAACTAAATTAAGAGATCAAAACAAGTTAAATGATAGTTTATTAGTGTTAGTATCTAATCTCACATTAGAAGACCTTATAGCTATCAAGTTAGAACTTTCATGCGATCTTATTAATAACAGGTTATATGGTTTTGATATTTGGAGAAATTCTAATAAGATTGTTCAGGAAGCAATTTTAAAATTTGCTATCTCAACTACAAAATCAAAAAAAGATGCAGCAAGATTTTTAGATCTTACCTATGTAGAATTCAAAAAACTTCTCAGAAAATATGAAGTAGAAGATTACTTCAAAGATGTTTGAAATTTTTAAGCCGATCGTTTTAACCTAATTAAAACGTTCGTCCGGATGCCTCATAGGGGACGTAAAATAATTTGGAGGCTAGCGGGTGGGGAGTAAAAGAACCACACTCGGTCGGTAAATTTATGGGGGCGAAAATGGCTTCGACAGGGTAAAGACGAAGCTGAGTGCAAGCAGGTAAGATATGACCTTAACAATTCAAAAAACTATAGTTGCCAATAACAACTTACACTTCGACGAAGTTCGCTTAGCGGCTTAATCGGGTGGCTGTCCAGAGCCATCTATCCAATTTGGACAAAATAACAGATAAGTTATAAAAATCAAAACTATTTATTGCAACAGGATGGTAAGCGATAAATTATAACCATCTATCTTTGTCAGTGGGTGATAGAAATTGACCAAGCTTGTGAATGACTTGCCTTTTGACTTATTGTGGACGCGGGTTCGATTCCCGCCGCCTCCTCCATTTAAAGGAAAAATGAAATGAAAAACTTTTTAAGTTCAAAGAAAGTAAGCTTAGGCTGTGCTATAATTAACGCATTATGTGCAGTTTGCGCCGCACTTAGTGGAAGCTGGATTTGGTTTGGGGTCTCTGTAGGCCTCGCAGCATTTTGCTATCATAATTATTTAAAGGATTAAAATGACTAAAAAAGAAAGAGATGCTCAAAGCAGAGATCAGTTGTTATACACAATGCTTTGCGCGCTAATTAAGCGAAATGATGGTGAGATTAGAATCACCGAAAGTGAAATGGATAGCGTAACTCGTTATGACAATATTGCGATTTACTATGATAAGAAGAGTCAAGAGGTTCTTATAACGAATCATTTGGTTGATAATTATGGATCAGATGAAATACATTAATGAAACACCTTGTATTGGTCTTAATGCTATCATGCGTT